CGCGCGACGTCTCCGTGATGGTGGCATCGCGCTCGCCGAGCCGCTTGTACCGCTTGATGTCGTCGGCCAGCGTCTCCATGCGCGCGTGGAACGTGTCGTCAAGCGCGCGCTCGTCCTTGGTGAACGCGCGGTTCTCTCCGGCAATCTTGGCATGGAGATCCTTCCGCTCGCGCTCGAGGCCGTCGTATTCCTGCGTCAGTGTCCGCAGGCGTGCGCCGACCGAAGACGGGACGGCCATCAGCAGCTCTGAGTCCTTCATCGGATGTTCTCCAAGACAACAAAAAAGCCGCGCGAAAGCGGCTCCCAGCTTCTCTCCGCATTCCGGAGGACCAGGTCACCACTCCCGCGCGGCTCAAGTGAGTCGCTAGGGGTTACAGCGTCAGGACGATTCGCCTGGCGTTCGTCTGAACGCCGGCCCCTTCGTCAGTCTGGAGTCAAGGATACGGACGGTGTTTCTGCCCTCCTATTTATGCGGACGAGAACCGACTCACGCAAAAACTCGGCTGGCGACATGCGCCGCTCGCGCGCCATCTCGCACACGCGATCGAAGTCCTCGGTGACCAAGCGCGTCGAGAGACGCTCAGTCGTGGCGCCCTCGCGCAGCGCCGGCCGGCCGCGGCGACGTCGCTCAGGCATTGCTCAATTCAAGGAGCCTGGCGCGCACGCGCCGCTGATGCGCATCGGCAGCGTCGATCTCGTTGAGCGCGGCGTCTTCCCCCGCGACGGGCTCGGCGCCTGAGGCCGCCGGCGTCATCTCTATCTGCGGCATCGGCTGGGTCGCGGCTAGGCGCTCCGGCTGGTGCGCAGCCCGTGGTGACACCCACTGCCCAGTCACGACACCTGCGAGCACATCGTCGAGCGTATCGACCCGATCGGCCATCCCGAGGCTGACCGCCTCTTTCGCGGAAAACATCCGGCCTTCTCCGAATGATTCCTTGACCGTCGCGATCGAGATGTCCCGCCCCTTCGCCACGTCCACACGGAACTGCACCGCGAACGCATCAACGTGCGCCTGGCGCTCTTCCGCGGCCTCCTGGCTGAGCGGCAGGAGATCGGATCCTTTGTTCGGTCCTGAGCGGAACACGGTCACCTTCCGCCCGTCCTTCTCGTTCTTCCCAGATTCGTCGACGTGCAGCGAGAGCACGCCGATCGATCCGACCATGCCGGACGGCGTCACGACGACCTCGGAGGCCGCGCTCGCCAGCCAGTACGCCGCGCTGGCCATTGTGGCGTTCGCCACCGCTATCACCGGCTTCGACTTGCGGACCTCCCGGATCTCGGCCGCGAGTTCGGTCATACCCGACACCGTGCCACCAGGCGAATCGACGTCGAGCACGATGGCACTGACGCCAGGGTCAGCGCCGAGCGCGCGGATCTCTCTCGCCAAACGCTCCGACGATGTGCCGCCGCTGATCTCCGTCAGCGCATCCATGCGATGCGCGATCACGCCGAACACCGGCACGACGGCGACGCTCTCAGCCTGGCGCGCGACCGGCTTGTTTCGATCGCCTGCGATCCGCGCCTGAATCTCTTCGAGCGTCAGGTCGGTGCCTTGCGCCTTGAGGTTCAAGAATTCTTCGATGGCGTCGAGTTTCGACTCCAGAATCGCCCACGGCGCCGCGTAGAACGCCGCGATGATGCGTCGATACTTCCTCGTCATGCTGCCTCCCCGAGCGCCAGCGCGGCTAATTCCGCGACCGCGCGAGACTCCCAGTCCTTCGTCGCCGCCATCCCGCCCGCGGCGAGCTCGGCGCCCTGCTTGGCCGCATACCGCCGCGCCGCGTCCGATCGCAGCTTCAGCACGGTGCCGACGAACGACGCGTGACCGTCGTAGAACTCTCGACACCACGCTTGCCACCCTGGCGAGTCGTTCGCGAACTTCTGCGCCGCCTTCGACGCCGCGGCCAGTTCCTTCTGCACCACGCGCGCGCAGGCTTCCTCGACGATGAGCGCCGCCCGCCCCACAGGCCGCCCACGCGGGTCGCGCGTATCCTCCTCGTCGTCGTGTTCCCGCCGTCGAGTCTTCGGCAGCTCGGGGAACTGGTCACCGCCAGGCAACGGATTGAGGCTTTCACGCTCGCGCGCCTCATTCGGCGTCAGCCATCGATTCTCGATGCCCGACTTGTAGAACGATGCCCGGCCGGCCGAATCCGCACGGAGGAACCCCTCGAGCAGGTATTCGGGGACGTAGTCCGCCTGCTCGCGATCGCCGAGCATGTCGCGCCAGATCGCCTGTTCGTTGTTGACCGCCCAGCCGCGCAGGCAGTACGACACATAGGCCTGATTGGAGAGTTCCACCGAGGCATAGCTGACCGTGCCGGCCTTGTTGATGCCGACCCGGTAGGGCGGGACGCCGAACATGCGCGCGATCTGCTCGTCGGAGTAGCCGCGTGATTCGAGGAGCTGCGCATCCTGCGGCTTGATGCCGAGCATCTCGATCCGGAGGTCCTCCTCGAGCACAAGCGGCGCCCCAGCCTTCGACGCCCCCGCCGTGTGTTCCCGGATTGAGTCGCGCAGATTCTTCAGCCCTTCCTCGCCGAGCGCCTCCTTGTGGACCACCGCGAAGGGTGGCGCCATCCCGACGTTGTAGAACTGCCCGGCGTACTGATGCCCGGCCGTGGCCGTCGCGAGTGTCCGCGCCTGGTATTCGATGACCGACACGCCAGTCACCCCGTCGAGCGTCAGCCCACGGCGATGATGAATCTCCCACTGCTGGAACGGCCGCGGGTGGGATGCCAACTCCGGTGTGTGCACGTATTCGAGCAGGCCGTCCGAACGCTGCACGACTCGCACCTTGTCCGGGTGCAAGGGGATACGCTTTGCGACGTCCATGCGCCCGTTCAGTTGCAGCCACTCGTAGTAGTTGCCGCGCAGCATCAGGTGCGTCATCGCCATGCGCTCGATCTCGTAGGCGGTCTGCCACCCGTTGGCCTGTGCTCGGAGCTTGAAGTAGAGCGGATGATCGGTCGCGCGCTCTTTCCCCCCGTTCTGCAGGCGTCGATACAGAATCAGCGGCAGCGAGGCTAAATCTCCGCTGACGGCGTTGACGCACGCCCAGACCATGTCCAACTGTAGGGCGGACTCCGCCGACAGCGGATAGCCAGGAAGCCCCGCCGACGCGCTGGGTTTCTGAAACCAGAAGTCGTCCCACGGCGCATAGCCAGCACCGTAGCGCACTGCTGGCGACGACGAACGGAGGCGTTCGAGGAGGCTCATGATCGGTTACTCGACGACGCCGTACCGTGTGACGAGCGTCTCGCGGCGCTTCAGGTCAGCGATCGCATCCTTCAGCGGACAGAGGCACTCAACGGCCGTGCACGCGTCGTCATGGTGCAGCAGCGGCCCGAGCACCTGTACCGCCAGCTGCAAGATCGGCGACTGAAACCCAGCCCCGGCGAATGGATCCAGCCGTTCGCGAGGCGACTCGGCCACCGCCGCGCCGCCCGTGCCCTTCGCCTGCTTACTCATGTCGTCCCCTCGCCTGCTGCGGTGCAGCCGGAATAGCCAGCCACACCAGAATGGCGCCTGGCACGATGAGTGCCGCCGGCGCGTAGACCTGGCCAGCGCCAGCGCTGAGCAGCACGAGTCCAGCCAGGAAGACGAGTTCGCGCGCGCTTGACGCCGCCGCCTCGGACAATCGCTTCACAGCCGCACCACTCCCCGCGTAGCGTAGACGGACGTACGCTTCACCGGTTGCCGCACCCATACGGAGAGCACCGTATCCAAGGCGACCTGGCCGTCGATCTTGTCTCCGGCCTCTTCCTTCGCCGGCCGCACTTCCCCGTTCCGCCCGTTCTTCAGCACGTAGTTCGACGCCATCCACGTCAGGATCTCATTGTCCCCGTGCACCAGCAGCAACCCGGCGACCAATTCGCCCTTCCGCTTGATGCCCTCGTTCAACTTGAAGCCCTGCGGATGATCGACCATCTCGACGCCGTCGGCGAGGAGATGCTGCGCCAGCTGCCCCGCGAAGCGTTTGTCGTAGCCCACCTCGCGCACGCCGTCGCGGTCGCAGTCTTCGCGTACCGCCTCCTCGATCGTGTCGTAGTCGGTTGTATCGCCTGGCGTCAGCACGAGGCCGGCCGTCTTGATCCACCGGTCGTATGGGCGATCGGGGTACTTCTTCCGGACGCTCTCTGGCGCCCAGAATCGGCACTTCACCGCGACCCGACCATCGTCGAGGACCCAGATCCGGACCCAGGCCGAGAAGTCATCGGACTGCCCGAGATCGAGCGCGCCGTAGCAGGGCGCCCCGATCAAGTCGTCATCGGTTGGAAACGGGAGTTTCCCGCAGGCCAGCCACGCCGGCATGTCGATGCCCTGCGTATGCTGCTGCGTCCACACGCAGAAGTTCAGCCGGAGGACCTTGTTCGTCTCGGCTGGGATGTTCTTCGCATTCATCACCTGGCGACGGAGATACTCGAGGGTGACCGACACGCCCGTGTTCGGGTTCGTCTTCGGCCAGCACGACTCGTCGGTCAGCGGATCGTCGCCCTCGTCCAAGGCGCAGACGTACGAAAAGAGCTGCTCGTCGGCGACTGACTGCTCGACCACCTTCCGCGCGTGCTCATGCCGCTGCCAGCAGATCGACGCCCGGTCGAAGCCGCTATTCGTGATCTCGATGAAGAGCGGCTGCGTCCGCCGCTTGGCGCCAGCGCGGATCTTCACCGAGGCGTCAGAGCTCGGGTGCTCGTGGAGCTCGTCGATCAGCCCCATATGCGGACGCGGGCCCGACTTCTGACCACCTTCCCGGCTGAACGTCTTGAAGAACGATCGGGACTCGTGGTGTCGGATCTGCCAGACGTGGTTCGCGCCGTCGAACTGCAGATCCTGAGCAACGTCCGGCGACGCCTCGGCAATCCGCACGGCGTCGCGAAACATGATCATCGCCTGGTCTTGGTCGGCCGCAGCC